CCCAAAAGGGACATCCGGCGCCAACGCCGAAGCGTCGGGCCGTCGTGGTATAAAACTACCATTGCGGACTTCCTGTCGGAAAGACTTCACCTGTTGACAAGACAGGTAAAGCATCTTAGCGTCGAAAACGGAAATAGAGGAAGGCTCCATAGTAAGGAATGTACCTCTTCTCCATCGCTGGGTTAGTTACGGTGATACCGTAAGGCCAGGATACTACAATTTCTTGGTCCTATCCCCCAAAGGGTTAGACCGAAGACCATTACAGCATGGGGTAAGTATGTTTACTGCTTGAAGACAGTGGACTCCATTTACCCGGAAACGCAAAAGTTGCGACACCAGTGATTATCTCGGTTTCGTTCCTCTGAAAGGCCGTGGCTACAATCAATAGCCTCTATATGACCTGACATGAACATTCAAGAATAATCTTCTGGGAATGTTAATTAACAAAGCATAGTCTGCTGGCTGCAGCCCTCACTGGACCAAGGTCCAAAGGAAACTGAAGTTTAACAGTTGCTTTTGATTCTGAGGTTATATGGTCCACTCACAAGGTAAGTGACCCAATGTAACCTTTAAGCGAAAGTCGGGGTCAAACCCGCGCATAGAAATATGCTATAAGTCAAGTACATCTTCCTCCAACCAACAGGTGGAAGCGTTACTCTAAACCATCAGGCGAAACCACCCCGGTGCTAGGAGATTTCCTCTTCTTGGAGTAATCCATTAAGAGTTTTCCTAGAATGTAACCGGTAAGCGGCTCTGAGGATTCTGTAGGATAAATTGTAATTCCTCTTGAATCTGGGTGGACTACCTCCCCTTAAGAAAGGGTTGTAATCTACACTGGAACAAGCGGAGACAATTATTTGCTACTTAATTCCTCTTGACCGTGAGGTGATATAAGTCACGATGTCCTTAAGGTTCATTCGAACCCTGGTAGGAGTCATACACTGAGCTTAGTACCTTATACAACGATGAGACAACAAAAATTTAATATTTATGATTATCTATCGGCTGTAAGAATTAAAAATTCCAACGTTAATGCCATGACCTCCGTAAAAGGAGGATCCTGGTGGGTCAAAATATTCATTAGAATGTTAGGGCCCATTGGGATGTCTGTGACAAGATCGCGAGTACATGCTATCGTTATATTACTTCGAAAAATTAGTAATCTCTCACGAACACAGGGAATCAAAGGATTAGTGATCCATTTGAAAGCCTGTTCAGTTCTGCTTATACAAGCTATGGGTGAGCATAAGATCAAAGATTCAGGAAAACTGAATACGCGGGTTGCCCGAACCAATAAGGGAATACCGAAATTCATTTTGGCTGCCGATCGTCTAAGAATTAGACGAGGTGACATCCTACTTCTGAAATTCTATACTACAGTCTTCGGACTTTATAGAGTTTTAGATTACCCTGGTAAACTAAACACCAGTTCCATTGTTGATCCTTTTAAAGGGGACATGGAAAAAGCTATTCAGTTACTTAAGTACGTACCTGCTTTTGTAGAGGCCTTAGACCTATATAAAGTCTTTGGAGTCTCTATTTGAGACATCAACAGAGTGTATGGACTGTTTCGGGAACAATTCGTTCCCAAAAGCCCTGCACTTGATTGGCTAAAAGATGCTTACCGAGGTCGTCTAGACCTTTGGATTGCAAAATCCGCTCCCGGTACTCACCGGGAAGGGGCTCAAGTATCTACACACCCTATGATGATGATACGTGCTGCTGTTACGATAGTAAAAAGTAGCATCTATCCCTCGTTTAGCATTTTCCTAGAATTGCTTCCACCAAATCATCCGTTACTGCGGGCCTTTCAGGCCTGCTCTAAATTAGTAGGGGTTTTTAAACCTCTTTATAGTTTAGGGAAAATTGGTATTAAAGAAGAAGCAGCTGGGAAAGTAAGGCTTTTCGCAATGGTTACCAGCTGGTACCAAATGCTCCTAAGACCATTACATTTAATGCTGTTTAAAATCCTTCGAGGTATTCGACAGGATGGGACATTTGATCAGTTGCGACCGTTGTGGAATCACTATAATAAGTATTCGCAGGCCTATTCACTAGATCTGACAGCCGCTACGGACCGTTTGCCTCTGTTTATCCAAGAAGCTATTCTTGCTGCCCTTATTGGACAGCCCCTTGCAACCGCTTGGGGGATAATACTGACGCAGATCAGTTACGAGCTACGCTCGTTAGAATATGGTGTCAACGAACTTATTAAGTATGCCATTGGGCAGCCTATGGGAGCACTGAGCTCTTGGGCGTCACTAGCTTTAACACACCACTTCCTGGTGCAGGTAGCAGCCTGGGAGTCTGGAGAAGCTCCAGTAGGTGTTTGGTTTACTGACTATGCTATTCTCGGAGATGATTTAGTTATCTTTAATGAGAAAGTTGCCAGAAGTTACCTTAAAATTCTTAAAATTATCGGAATGGAGATAGGACTGCATAAAAGCGTTCTATCTAGACGTCCAGAATCTATGACCTTAGAATTCGCCAAACGCGTATTCTATAAAGGTCAGGACGTTTCACCAGTTCCTATACTTGAATTTACTGCCAGTCTATTTGACTGGGGTAGATTTATAGAGTTTTCAAGGAAATATCGACTTAGTGCGATTGCTATGGCTAAAGTTCTGGGATTTAGATACCAGGCTTTAGCTAAGTTACACACTGCGAAATTTTCAAAACTTAACTTTAAACTAAAAATGCTCTTGTTAGCAAGGGAGGTACCAACAACCGAAGAAGGAGCTTTATCCTTACTCGAGTTAGGAGCACCACCGCAGTCTAACCTCCGAATCGACACCGAAAGAATACTTCAAGTATTCACGGTTAACGAAACTCGTGCACTCCTCCTGAAACTGGACAAAATCCAGAAATCTCAGAGAGAGGACGTGAGGCCATTCTGGAACCTGAAGGGTAACTTAATTGAATTATTAAGCACCAAACCGACAACTGAGAAAGTTGCGGCGGAAGGATGGTACGGTCATATTTCTGACCGACTATCAGTCCCGATTCAGCCTACAGATGCCCCTCGATGAGCACTGATCGATAAAGTATCAGTCATCCCCGGTCCTGCCGAGCTCAAGGAGATCGGAAAAGGTTGGGTGTTGTTCACCGACGCAAAAGAACACTCAGTC